TCCCTGTGCTGTACGTTTGCTAGATTCTTCGAGTGCTACATATCCTATCGTAGCTCCTTCATTAAGAAGGTGGTAAGCAAACTCTCTTGTGAGCTGTGACTTACCTAAACCTGAACCAGCCGTTACAGTTACAATTTCACCTAAGCGGCAACCGCCTATCTTGTTGTTAAGTCCTTGATAAGGATAAGGTACTGTGTGTACTTCCTTCTCTGTTGATACTGCTTCCCACAAATCTTCACCGTTGATGATGCCATCAGGTGCAAACTCTTTTGCCCCCCAAAACGCATCAATAAGTTCTGACTGTCTCCCTGCCTGTATCATCTCACTCGCATCCTTGAGTGGGAGTTTAGCAATCTTAGCTTTACGTGGAGACAACATACCTGCACACTCTAATGCTGCCGCCTTACCCACATCATCCTGATCGAACATAAAGACTACTGAGTCAAACTTCTCTAACCACTCTATAGCTTTCTGTATGTCCTTCTTAGCTCCTGCCGCTCCTGTCTTGATGGATACTACTGCCCACTTGTTATCAAAGGCTTGTGACATGGAGAGAGCATCTAGCTCACCCTCCACAACGACACAACTCTTACCACCATCTCGCCACAGGTTCTGTCCAAACAACACAGCTTTCTTTAAGTCACCTACTACAGCAAAAGTTTTATCAGGATATCGTAGCTTCTGTGCTACTGTGTTGCCATCAGCATCCTTGAAGTTTGCTATGTGCATTCCTTCTGCTACCTGATAATCCCAAAACCTAGTGGTCTTTTCCGATAGGTTTCTTTTAACCAACGGTTGATAAGACCCTGTTTTGAATATCGTATCTTTTACTGCGTTCTCTACCAATCTGACCTCCTCTTGGGATTGCCCATAGTGTTTACAATTAAAGCAGTAGGTGTGACCATCAGAGTACAAGCTGTTTGCATCTGATGATCCACACTTACTACAAGGAGTGTGCATTACAAATTCACTCTCCTGATTTTCCATCACTATCTCCTAGTTAAACCAATCATCAGGGATCATCCCCTCTGCGTAGGTGAAGTTATGTTTCTCTGCCCACTCTGCACAAGTCATCTTAGAACCGTCCTTGCGTTTCTTTGCTCCTTGTACTGGGCTGTTGTTTCGTTGAAATAAGAATCGTATGTCTAGCTCTGGGTGTTGTTCCTTCATGTTACGCATCTTGCGCTGTGCTTCTGCACGGAAGTATCCCTTAACCTCGACATATATATCTCCAATCCTAAGATCAGGTATGTAGTTTCTAGTTACCGTGTAGGGTAGCTTACAAGGTTCATACTCATAAGCTATCCCACGGTAGTCGAGGTCTGCTTGCACACGTTCTTCTAGGGTCGATCTAGAAGTCAGCGGCATCTGCAAAGACCTCGGTTGTTGATGAAGTTTCGGCATTAGCGGAGGGGGCTATGAAGCCGTCTTCTTCATCGAACACACTTGAAGCTGAGTTACCATACTCAACTAAATCTATTACCTGTACTGCTTTCAGTCGTAGAGACACACCCACCTTCTTGGTTGATTGCATGACGTAAGGGATAGGCTCGAATGCTACCTTAACCTTTGAACCATTACCAATCAGTGTATCACCTGTGAGTGGTGTTTTCTTAGCATCAAGCACTGCTGGCTCTTGCTCATACCAACTACCATCTCTTTTCTGGACTTTAGCTTTCAGTTTAAATTTAAACTCTACATCTCCTGTAGGGTCTCCCGTCTCTCTGTCATATACTACTGACATAACATCTTGTGTGGTCAGAGAGTTCTTAAGAGGTGGTTTTTCTTTTACTGCTTTCTTAAAAGTCTCTTGAATCAGTCCTTCTAATTTCTCACACATAGTTGCGGCATCTGCTTCGGGCATCTGTAAATTAATACTGTAGTCACCCAGAGGGTTGAACTTTGTATCAGGTTCAAATACCTTTGCCCAAGCTGCTTTCCCTTCTAATACTAAAATGTTCTTCGCCATATATTTTATATCCTATAAGTTAATGTTTAGTGTCGTGTTGCTATAGGGGGGGAATAGAGAATCACGCAAAAAAGTAATCACTATTCAGTACCTCCTCAATGTTCAAACAACCTCTTGCTGGGGGTTCAGGTATTTCTGTTCCCTCCTTCAGCGATGTTACTGCGTAAGCGTAGAGATTGTACAAGACATCATTGTCTCTATACATCTCAACAAAAGCTTCTCTTAACTTATCGTTAAGTTTCACCATGTTGGGACTGTGTGTGCCATAACTGTCATGTACCATAGCAAAGTCTGTAATCCCTTCCTTCAAACATTTATCAACCGTAAGCGTAAGAGCTGCGGCATCAAGTGAGTGAGTGAAGTTTGGAGAGCTACCTGACACACTCTTACGTGAGTCAATGGAGTTCTCTATAGGCTTTCTGTAATTCAGCTTCACTGTAGAACCACACAGGTGTGTATCAATGCGTAGTTTCTTTGTGTTGCTATAAGCCTGTCTTACTAACAGCCCTGTAGGTGTAACCCACTCAAACGGTTTATCCTGTTTGCTGTATAACTTTGCAATACTTTTAATGTAGTCCATTACCGTATGCGCTGAGATAATAACCTCGTTGATGGCTTGCCATACAAACTTAGCTAAGTATGTTGCCGCCTTCCAGAAATCATCTCCCCAAGGATTTTTACCCTTGCATTTATCTTCAAGTGCTTCAAGGATGTAGTCTCTACAACTGTGTTGTGTCCCTGAGTAGGGTACAATCATCACAGGTCTCTTACATATCTTTCTACACACTCCAATGTTAAGCAATTCCGTTGCTAACACTGTGTTCTCTTGTTGTAACAATTCCGTTGTTCTCTTTGCTACGTCCGTATAAATGTCTTGAGGTGTTGCACTTGGTAGTAAGTTAACTGCTCTACCACCCTCCTCATCCCTGAGCATAGCTGACAGGTGCTGTAAGCCGTTACACGATCCATCACTAGCACAGGGTAGCCTTGTCTCGAAATGCTCACCAAACTGTCTAGCGTTGTTGTATAACGCCCACTCATAACACCATGCAAGTGCTTGCCAAGGTTTGTCTGCTTCCTGCCACCATTTGTTAGTTAAAGGGTCGTTGTAAACACCGACAGCGTTCTCTACGTTCATGTACGCCCACATCTCTCGATCTTCTAAACTTACTTTATCTACTCCAAATACATTAGCACCATGTATTGCCAGCCACTTAGCTTCTTCGTCATTCGTGATAGTAGCTGGGTTAGCAAACTCTAATAGTGCTTTACTGTAATCAGCATTCTGTGGAGACAAGAAAGACTCTACAGGATACTTACGTCCCCTGAAATCTAACTGCCACACATACCAGAGCTTCTCTATATCCTTATACTGCTCTGCAAGCTGGATGGTTCTTTCTATCTGTATCCGTTTGGACATAGACTTATTGTTGTAGCTGTGTATCTTGTTACGTTCTGATTTGAATATCTTAAACTTTAGTGTCTCTTCCTCGTTGAGATACTTAGGCTCTTTACTAAACGGGTACTTAGGTAAAGATAAGTTGTCCCTTGGTGGTAAACCTTCCCATTCCTGTCCACTGTCCCAACATAGTCTTAACGTATCGACAACAAACTCATTGATACGCCAAGGTGTTTTCTGCAAAGCATTTACACATTGATACTCTAGTCCTAAATCACACTTCTCTAGCTCGTTAATATAATCTTGTGCTGTTTGCCTCATGCGTGAACCCTCACAAATGGTAGTTTATTAATATGTTCAGAGTAGTAACCACCACCCCAGAAACCTTCCCAATCTTTAGGCTCGATAATACATGGACAATAACGTGGCAATGCTACACTGTTTGTCTCGTTAAAGGCTTTAATCCAATCCTGAGTTTCTTGTGTAGGTATTACATGGTAAACCGTCTTACGCTTTTGTATCTTCTTCTCAAGTTTAACAATGCCAGTTGTCTCTATGATTATATCAATCAGTTTTATACCTACGTTAATTCTCTCATTCGATGACCATGTAGGTATATCTAAGTCATCAGTATTTATCTTGTGATCAAGACCGTGACGCTTGTGGTCAAAACCTTTATCAGACTTCTTGTTAGCTTCCCTAATCATGTTGGTTGCTACTTCCTTGTCTAAGCTCAACCAAGTGTCTAATCTTTTCTGTGTTTCAATTTGTATACCAATGCCCCTTGCTACCTTTAACAATGTACTGTTAGTTGCAAGGCTGTCTATTAAACATATCAAGGACAAGTAGGCTACCTTCCCTGCATCCATACTCTTGAGTAGGTTCTTTGATATGCTCTTATTCCTACGCTGATCCTTAGCGCAATGTTGTTCAATACGTTCCTGTACTGGGTCAAGTATCCCTTTAATAATCGTGCGTCCATGCTTTGTCTTTGACCCTAAATCTTTCTCCAATAAATCCGTTAGTTGTTTGTCGTACCTGTCGATGCCTGACTGCACCATCTGATACTCCAACGCTATTTGTTCATCCAATGTTGCCATGTTGCCTCCTTTTGGGACACGTATCAGCTTTACTGTGGCTTTACTCATAACTACCTACGATAGCGGAGCAAAGGATTATGTGGATTGTGGTATACATTACAATATATATTCTAATCTTGTTACGGTGGCGTGATAAGGTTTCATGGGCTTTTCAGTCCTCTGCTCTACCGACTGAGCTACCTAGGCATCTAGGTTTTGAGCCATTCTTGAAATCTTTAACACGCCACTTCGGACACTTTAGGACACTTAAGGACACAAGCTAATCTTCAAGTAAATTAGACCCACCAACCATAGTTGACGTATCCCATTTAGCATACTTGAGAGTGGTTGCAATATTTTTATGACCCATGTAACGCATGATGTTAGCAGTGTCCCAACCCTTCTCTGTTAGTCTTGTTGCTGTCGTATGTCTCCAAGTGTGCCAGCACTTATTAGTAAGACCTAAGTAATCTCTCACCCTGTCCCAAGCAAGTCTGTGCTTGTACAATGGATCGTTAAAAGTCTTACGTTTGCGTAGTACCTCCTCTACTCTTTTAGTTATAGGCATCAGTAGTGGTTCACCGTTCTTTCTGTCTGGTATGTAAGCACCATACATCTGAGAACCATCAGACCTCGTTTGTTGTAGCTTGATAAGATTATCTCCATCAATCTTCAACACCTCTCCTGCCCTCATACCTGTGTCTACTGCCACGATAGCATAGTCACGTAGGTAATCTTCACCTAACCTGTCAAACTCGCTTAGAATGGCATTCTCTTCGTCCTTAGAGAAGTATTCAATACGTTCCCTACCTTTCTCGCTCTGGCGTTTAAACTTCGGTACTGTAGTTAGTGCGCCTTCATCCACTGCATTATCTAAACACTTTTTAAGACAAGATATGTGCCTGTTAACAGTTGATGGAGCATAACCTTGGTTCTCTCGCATCCATCTTATCCAGTCAAACACTGTAGTAGTGCTGATCCTGTTGATGGGTGACTTCTCGCCCCAATACTTACAGACAATACTCTGAATAAACATAACCTGACGTTCATTCTTTGTATTAGCCCAGTAGTTCTCATGGCAACGATCAAACGCATGGCGTAGTGTCCACCCTGATGCCTTACCAGTCTCTCTGTTAACTTCCATAGCTGTGGGCATATTCCCTTGTGCTATCTCTCTTTGCCACATTGCCTCCAGTACCGTGGCATCTTCCTTAGTGGAGAGAGTTCGCCTAAACTTCTTCCCTTTGTATGTAACATAGGCTTCCCACCCGTTACCTCTTTGATTAACACTCATACGTAAACCTCCAATACAGCATTAATTACGAATCCGAAGGTAATACACACTGCTGAAAATGATAGTACCTCTATTAGAATCTTAGTCATAATCTTATCCTCCTTGCTAAGGCTCTGCCTCGCTTTGTTACCTCGATATACTTCTCAATACGTCTATCGGGATTCTCGTATAGTTTTATTAAATCGTGATCTACCAGCACTCGTAAGTTTCTACTTGCACTAGCACTGGACGTATCCATCAACTCACCTACGTCCATAACCCTCAGCGTTTCTGAATTAACAAAAGTACGTTGAGCGATAGTTACAAAAGCATACACTGTCTGTATATGCATCCACGGGTCAATCTTTCTGAACTCCGTTAGTATTCTTATGTGTTCTTTTAAGTCTCGACCAGACAATACACCCTCCTAACCAACTGACAATGAAGTCAGCTTTTGTTATACAAATCCTCGGTAGTTTGTACCATCCCCACAGGCACTTACCCAAAGATATTTCACAACAATAAAACCTTAATAGCATTATAACCCCTTTGTCAAGTTTCTACGTTAGCGTATATAGTTGTATCAGGTGGATAATCAAGAACTATCGATTCAATTTGAATCACCTTTTTTACTTGACTTGGATTCAGGATTCAATTCCTCTGTGGGTAACTTTTTCTTCCCAAAGATAGCATCCCAGTTAGCCTCATACTTCTCCTTGTTTACTTTTCTGGGGCGGTCTCCCTTACCCCCATGTGTTGATTCGCTCATACTCCTTGTTTCTCCATTTCTTTAATCATAATATCTAGGTAGTCCCTGCCGCCCTCTCGTACTGCTTTCTGTATAGCTTCCTGTTTAGCCTTACCCTTAGTGTAAACACTATGATCATCTGTATACCAATAGGTAAAGTCTTGTTTCCTACATATATCTTCAAATTCCTTTAGTGTTGGTAGGCTCATTGCCATATCTCCTCTAATTCAATACCAAAATCATCGTCAAAATCATCACTGTTTTCACGGTCTTTGTAGTGGTAACAGGTTATGTTAAACTTATTATCTAAATCACAACGCCACACATTAACCTCTACATCGGTACGCCAGAACATCCAAAAGTCATCTTCTAAAACATCGGAACGCTTCTTTCCAGATAAGCGTATGCCAGAAAAAATACCGCAAACACGCTCATATATTGCTCGAACTTCCTCGTTAGTAAGCCAATCTCTATCGCTATGATTTATCATGTCCAGTTATCCTCTAAATTAATTACTTTAATCTCGTTACCATGAAACTGGCTGTAGTCGTTACACTGGTACGCCACTACTTTCCANTCCTCGTCCTGCTCTTGGTAATAGACAATAACCTCTATTTGACTGTTCCAGTTAAACTTGTACTCGCTATCGCCTAAGACCTCACTTCTAGTCTTACCAGCTATAGATATACCCGCAAAGATGCCCTGTACAAACTCTCTAATTAAGAGCATCTTTTTTCTGTTAATCCACATCTTTAAACTCCTCCCAGTGTACGATCTCTTCGGTTGGCTCGTGTACAATCTCAAACCCTGCGTAGCCTGTCTCATCGTCATTAAGTCTAAGTACAATGTCATAGTCGAGTAGCTGTTGGACTACTTTGCCATCACTGCCAGTTATTTCTAGTTGTTCGTGTATATCTTCAAGTATATCCATGATAAACCTCAAAAGTTAATTACAATTTGTTCTACGCCACGCCTTTTCTCAGACTCTAGATAGTCAAGCCAATGACACTCTGGCTCGATACCCTCATCTTCTAAATCCCATATACGTTTGCGCTCCTTGCGTATAGCTGCGTTAATATCTTCAAGCTCTGCCTCTACTACTGGGTTGGCTGTAAGCATAATAAAACCTCGTTAAGTGTGATAGTGTTATTTGCTGTGAGCTAGACGGAATAATAGGTCTGCTCGTAACTGTTCTAGTTCGTTAGCTGGTAGCTCGTGTAACTGTGTAAGTTTAACATCAAACATACTGCAAAGTCTATTATCTAAATACTCGTTATTCATTAATTGTTACTCCTAGAAAAATGTTTATTGTATCGTTTGTTGTGCTGTACAACTTCCTTGTTGTGATCTACTACGCTTACTTCCTGCGGAGACATCAGCACTTTAAGAATGTGTTTTTTGGATTTGCCTGACTTAGCAACTAACTGTTTTAGAGTTATATTGGTAGAGTCAAACGTGTCTCTTATTTCGTCATCTGTCATTGTCTTATTACCTCGCTAAGTTATAAGTAAATTATACTACAATAATGTGTTGCTGTGTTCCCGTTCGTCTCGTTAAGCCTACCTTTTATCTCAAACTCGTTAAGCAAACCTCGTTAAGTGATAGTAGTGATAGTATTTTGAGAAAAATAGCACTAAGCTACTTCTCTCAATGGGATTTTATTTTGGTTGAATCTGTAGCGGTCGTATTCTGCAACATGATTTATGGCGTTAGAATCAACTACAAAATCACTACCATTTAATTCAAAGTCTCTTTTGTTTTTGTTACCTTTTAACAATAAACCTATTACCATATTCTTTTGATCTAGATTATCAAGATCGGACAAATCACCATTGTAGACTTTACGACCAAGATAATATTCTGGTAATTGTTTACTGAATACTACTGTTATAGGTGTATCAGTTTTTAAAGCGTTATTAACTTCTTGTTGGTAATCACTAGCACCAGACCAAGAAAACATTAAACCATAATTTTCTGGCATACGTCCGAGCCTATTAGATCGTTTTGTATAATCATAAAATTTTATATTAGGGAATTGTTGCGGTATGTTGTAACGCTCCCAAGGTATATCCGATAAAACATTGAGCCGAACAATAGCTTTTTTGTTGTGCTTTTTGGCGTACTTATCTAGGTTGGTTAACTCACGTTTTAATTGTTGCAAAAATCCGTCTCGATCTTGCATAAAGTAATCAGTCTTTTTTTGTCGTGCTATGTTTACAGAATCAAAAACCTCACTGAATCCAGAATCTTTTAGACACATATCCAGACAATCTGCTTTTTTGCTATTTGGGCATAGTGCTAGTGTAGGCATCATAGATAATCCTGCAAGCACTACTGGCAATTTGCTACCCTTTGCCGTTTTGATTAATTTGGTGTTATTGTCTCGAGCTAATAATTTCATGATAAAACCT